AGAAAGCCAGAACATCCTTGATGAGATACAAGCAACTTTCTCGTGGATTGCAAGCCGGTCAAGGTGCATACGAGCAAGCCATCCTTGCAAGGAAGAACGCTTACTCTGAGAACGTAGTGATGGACACACCTCTTGCTAAACTCTTGGAAAGACCTAACCCATCTCAAGCACAAGATCAGTTCCTTGAGAACCTAATCGGTTACCATTTCCTTAGCGGTGAGGGTAACATCTACGGAAATATGGGAATAAGCGGAAACAAGGTGTTGGAGATGTTCGTCTTGCCAACACAGTTCCTTGACATCTATCCAGACCCAAATGACCTATATGGCATCCTTGGATATAAACTAATGGTTGACCAAGGTATTGACATAGAGAAAAGCAGGGTATGCCAATGGAAAACATGGAACCCAGACTTTAATGCAAGTACAAGAACACACCTGCGCGGTTTGTCACCACTTCGTGCAAGTTACAAGACTCTGAGAATGTCAAACGCTGCTGCTGATGCATCTGCGATGATGGCTTTCAATGGTGGAGCAAAAGGCGCACTAACGCCAAAGGTAGTAGGTTCGGTGTCAGCACAACCATCAATGGAGCAAGCTAACCTAATCAAGAGGAAACTTAACGATGATGTGAATGGAGTGAACAATAAAGGTAGGATTGATGTGTTGCAAACACCTTGGGACTATCTTAATTTTGGATTGAGTAGTGTTGACATGGAATTGGTAAAAACAATGCAGATGTCAATGCATCAATGGTGTAGGGTGTTTGGATTGCCTGCTGTGTTGTTTGATACAGACACATCAAGCTATAACAACTACCAGAACGCAATGAGAGACCTTGTTACCAATACTATTGTGCCAAAGCTGTGCCAATTGCGTGATGAGTTGAATAAATGGTTAGTGCCACAGTTTGGTGAGGACTTGTATATTGATTATGATATTACGGCCCTTCCGGAGATGCAACAAGACATGGAGAGGATGACCCGTTCGCTTCGTGATGCCAACTGGTTGACCTTTGATGAGAAGCGCGTAGCGATGAACTACTCTGAGAAAGAAGGTGCTTATGAGTATAGCTATGTTAATGGTGGACTTGTAAGGCTTGATCAAGTAGGAATGGATTTGACAGTACCAGGTATGGTTATGACTCAACCAGAAGAAGATGATAACAGCAGCGACAACGGACGAGATGATATGGTCAATGGTGATGACTCTGCATCCCAAGACGGTGTCGGAGAGGAAATGCCGAACTGAGCAAATGATGATGCATAACTTGAGGTTATGGCACAAAAAAAGACTTGAAAATGAACGCGAAGCAGCGAGAGCAATATTGGTTGAAAGTGGAGAGGTTGAGAAACCAACTTGATGCCAAGTATATTGCACTTTTTGCAAATGCGATTGACAAGGACATGAAGCGCTTTATTGTGATGCTGAAGAAGAACGGGCCGGAGGCGACAAGGAGCATGATGGGTACTTATGTGTGGAATGAGGAGATGTTTACTATTATGCAGCAATTGTACAAAGAAGCTGCAATACTTTTTGGCAATGCGACTTACAGGGTGGTTGGGATAATGAGCAGGAAGGCAAGCAATCCATTTGGTTTAAATTTAGATTGGATTAATGAGATGCTTACTTTTTTAACTAAATTTGGACTGCAATTGGTTGCCAACATGACCAATACTACTAAAGTTAAGATTGATACAATTATTTCGCTTGGCATTGCGCAGGGGTTGAGTAGTGATGAGATAGCCAAGTTGATAATGGAGGATGAGGAGCTTGGATACGCTAAGATGAGGGCCACAAGGATAGCAAGGACTGAGGTGATGAGAGCAAGCAATTATGCTGCGTTTATTGGGGCGAGTAAGCATGACTTTGTGGTTGACAAGATTTGGATTGCAACAAGAGATAGTAGGACAAGAAGGATTCCAAAGAACTTTTACGATCATTGGGATATGGATGGGCAGATAGTTGCATTTGATGAGAACTTCACAAGTAGGGATATAGTTGGTAGGCCGGTTGTTGCTGAGATACCTGGCGACCCAAAGAGTCCCAAAGGATTTACTATAAATTGTAGGTGTACGGTTGGATTTATTCCAAAGCGTGACGCTAATGGTAGGTTAATTTTAAAACAGTAATAATGCCGATATATAGTTGCGGTGACGGAAAATATAGGATAGGAGATGGTGAGTGTATGTACACATCAAGAGCAAGCGCACAGCGCGCCTATGTTGCCTATCTTGCTCAAGAAGAAGATGGGAAGGAAGAACCAGAAAACTACAAAGAAGAAACGTATAATGACTACCCTGAGGCGGCTACCAACAATGCAAAAAGGGCATTGAAGTATAAAGAGGAGAATGGTAGTGATTGTGGTACACCAGTTGGATGGACAAGAGCAAATCAGTTGGCAAGTAGAGAGAAGATAAGCAGAGATACCATTGCAAGGATGGCATCTTTTAAAAGGCATCAGCAAAACAAGGATGTGCCATACTCTGAGGGTTGTGGTGGAATCATGTGGGATGCATGGGGAGGCGATGCAGGAATTGAGTGGGCGATTAGGAAATTAAATCAAATTGACAATAAAAAAAGTATGATATATAATTACAAATCATTTGAGGCAAACGTAAAAGATGTTGACTCAAAGAAAGGCGAGGTAAGTGGTTATTTCTCTGCATTTGGAATGGTTGACAGTGATGGCGATATAATTATGCCAGGTGCGTTCAAGCGTTCAATCCAAGATTGGGGGCCAGAGGCAAAAGGTAGGGTAAAGCATTTGCTTAACCATGACCCAAGCCAACCACTTGGTAAAATTGTTGAGTTAAAGGAAGATGACTATGGTCTGTATTACCGTTCACAAGTCGGAACGCACAGACTCGGTCAAGACTTTATCAAAATGGTTGAGAGTGGGTTGATTGGTGAACACTCAATTGGGTTTAGGACACTTAGGGAACAAAAGGGAATAGAGGCAAACGAGATACTTGAGGTGATGCTTTTTGAGGGTTCAAGCCTTACAGCTTGGGGTGCAAATGAATATACACCAATTTTGGGGATAAAAAGTTTAGAGCAATGTATTAAGATACAAGAACAAATTAAGACATTTGAGAAGTTTATCAGAAACAGCGATGTGACTGACGAAACAATTGAACTATGTCTGATTAAGGTCAGGCAATTGGCACAAGCGATTGAGAAGGCAAGTAGCACACAGGCAGTTGAAAATACACCTGTGCAGCAAAAGAATAACGAGGAGCTTGAGCAATCACTTATATCAATATTAAGAAAATTCTAAATTAAAAGTAAAATGGAAGATTTAAAAAAGTTTGAAGCTGCTCTTGATGCGAAGTTCGCAGAGCAGAAGGCTGAAGTAGCCGTTAACACAGAGAAAGCTGCAAAGGCTTTCGAATCAAGGATTGAGCAAATCAACGAGGAGTTGGTTAAAGCTAACAAGACTGCTGCTGAAGCAAGGAACGAAGTTCTTGAAGCTAAAGCTGCTTTCGGAAAGTTGCAAGCTAAAGAAACTTCTAAAGTAGCAACTTCTTATGGTGATCATATCATGAACATTAAGAACGAGATTGGTAATGCTGTTGAGAAAGGATGGAACGATATCAAAGCCGCTGCTCGTGGCAATGGTAAAGGTTTCAATTACGAAATGGATGCCAAAGCTGTACAAACAATGACCATCGGTACTAACCTTACTGGTTCTGTTTATACCTCTTATGTTGATAATGCTTATTTGAGGTCTTATGTAAACCCACATCTGCGTTCTGTATTCAACATCATCCCCGTTTCTACCGGTTCTGTTTCTTTCCCTCGTGGTAACACTCCAGTAGGTGAAGGTTCTTTCGGTAAGCAAACTGAAGGTTCTGCAAAGCCTCAAGTTGATTACGATGTAACAGTTGTAAACACTGCCCTTTCTTTCATCGCAGGTTACGCTAAAGTAAGCCGTCAGATGATTGATGATTTGCCATTCTTGCAAGCATATCTTCAGCAGTCTTTGATTGAAGATTTCCAAAAGGCAGAAGATACTTATTATCTTAATGC